TCACAATATCATTCGTGTAGATGATAATCGCTACATCGTTGAACTTGCAGTCGCAGGCTTCAGCAAAGATGATATTGAAATTACCAGAGAGAAAAACACTCTAGTAATCAAAGGTGTCAAAGAAGAGACAGGTAAAGATCTTTACCTGACACATTATTTACACAGAGGTATTGCTGCACGTAACTTCACAAAAACAATTACCATAGCTGATACCATTGAAGTTCATAGTTCAGAACTCAAAGATGGTATTTTACGTGTAGGTCTTTTGAATGTTATTCCAGAACATCAAAAACCAAAACGCATTGAAATTGGTAATGAACTAAAGTTCTTTGAGCCCACTCTTCTTCAAGAAGATAAAAAAGCTGCGTAACCAATGGGGGCTTGTCCCCCATTTTTGACCTTTTTAGATTATGAAAAAAACTTCAAACTTTAAAATGCCTAAGTCTTTGAAAATCGCATTGATTAACATGGACAAATCACAGCGCAAGGAATACAAAGATCGTTGTATTGCTGCCATTCTTGAACCTGTAATTGAATTCAAAAAGAAGAAAAAAGAAGAGAAAATTAATGAGTGACATTTTGATGTTAAGTCACTTTCACTGTGATTTTCCTTTTAATCCTCTGTCATCTTGGATAAAAGTATCACATGCAGGTGACGTTGATTTTCAACAACCTTTGTTGAAAGAAATTTCCATTAATACATCTTTAGAAGAAGATCGAATTCAGACATATCAAAAGTATTATCCAGGTGTTTCTGAAAAAGATTTTCTGAAAGCAATGGGACAACAATCAACAGAGTATTGGTTGTGGAAACATTGTGAAGCTGATTACATTGGATGTACGACTTATCGTAGATACTTAATGATTTTCAATAATGAATCTGAAGATGTTGCCAAGATTGTTTATCCAACAGACTATGAATTGGTTAATTATCTTTCATCGGACCTACACAAACAAAAAGCACTTGAATATTTAAAAGATTATGATATAATTACTAACGTTCGATCTGCTATTCCATGGTCTGTTGAAAGGCAATATCTTGCGTCTGAGCCCAAAGAATATTGGGATTTATTCATGCAGGGAATTGTTGAATTGGTGCCAGAATATGAAAAACACATGCACTGGTTTCAGGGTAGTGTGGTAAATTTTGAAACCACTTATGTTATGCGTAAAGAATTTTTTAAAAAATACGTCAGCGAATATTTTGCAATAATGAAGTATGTTTGGCAAAATACAAACAACACATATCCGTCACATGAGTATCTTTTACAAAACAACAAAGAAGTTGGTTGGTGGAATCCACAAGGAAATCCATGGCGTTATCCAGGATTTTTAGGTGAAAGATTCTTTCCATTTTTTATTTACGCAAACAATATGAACGCAAAGTACGTTCCTTTAGTTTTGTTTACCTAGCTTGAAAAATCTTCGGACTCATTTTTTCATCGCGTCCTTGTATGCAAGTGAGTGCTTACTTCTATGAAAGAAAAATACATCAAATCACACATGAAAGCAGCAAGTGTCTATGCTGAACTTTCTACTGCTCGTCGATTGCAAGTAGGTTGCGTAATCGTCAAAGATAATACTATCATTGGTATTGGATACAATGGTATGCCTTCTGGTTGGGACAATAACTGTGAAGAAATGGAATATGTGCTAAAATCGGAATGTCAACATACCGACAAGCATATGATTTACAATGGCTATACTGAGACTGCACACGGTTGGTCAAAGTTGCACACTAAATCAGAAGTGTTACACGCCGAAACAAACGCAATTGCAAAAGTTTCGCGGTCAACAAACTCAAGTGAAGGTGCAACGATGTTTATTACCCACGCACCATGCCTAGAATGTGCTAAAATAATACATCAAGCAGGAATCAATGAGGTTTATTACAAAAACGCCTACAGAAGTGAAAACGGTATTAATTTTCTAAAAAAATGTGGAATTCAAGTTATTAAGTGTGACGAGGAGTAATTATGAACAACATCACAAAAGTAGCAAAACAATTGGCAGAAGCAAATTTCAAACTTCCTAAAGCATACAAGTATGATCTTGTGTTGCGTGATTTTGATAACAAAGTTGAATTAATTGGTCTTGTTGATGATCCAACATATAGCATTGAAGACTTCCGTGGTCGTGAGATGCTATTTCCCAAAAAATGGGTAACACTAGAAGTTTTTGAACCAACTACAAAGGTAACTATATGAATGAAATTAAATGTTTTACCTTCAAAACACATCAAACTATCATGGGTGAAATAGTCGATGATGGCGATGTTGGATTTAATCTTAAACACCCAATGCAAGTGATTGCGGTGTCACCACGATCTGCGAATGATCCTGGTGGCGTTGGTTTTGCGCCATATCTTGCTTTTACAGATGAGTTTGACAAAGGCATTAATTTTAAGTATGATGATGTTTTAACTGTCAACACGCCCGTTACTGATTTACTGGAGCAGTATCGCAGAGTGTTTAGTTCTATTGAAATTGCACCAGCTGGTCTAAAGATTTGATGAGTAAATATTATACGAATGTTTGTGTTCATGGCAATCACATTCTTTTTCGTGGTGTAAATAATGGTCGGAGAGTGAAGAGCAAAGTCAAATACTCTCCGACTTTGTTTTTACAATCGAACAAACCTTCACAGTGGCACTCATTGTTCAATGAGCCATTGGAACCTATGACATTTGATACTATTCGGGAGGCACGTGATTTTGTCAAACGCTATGAAGAAGTTGCAAACTTTAAAATCTACGGTAATTCACGCTATGAATACGCATTTATTGCTGATACTTTTAGAGGCACTGTTGATTGGGACATTTCTCATCTCAGTATTGCTTTCATAGACATTGAAGTTGGCTCAGAGAATGGATTTCCTGATCCATACAAAGCAACTGAGCCAATCACCACAATTGCCATTCATCAATTGAATGGTATTACCACAGTATACGGTTACGGCTCTTATGAAAATGCTGATGAAAGCGTACATTATGTTCTGTGTAAAGATGAAATCGATTTATGTGAACGATTTCTTGCCGATTGGTCAAATAATCATCCTGATGTGCTTACTGGTTGGAATATCAAGTTCTTTGATGTTCCCTATCTAGTCAATCGTTTCACACACATTCTAGGCGAAGATGATACAAAGAAGCTTTCACCTTGGGAAATTTTATCACAGAGAAAAACCACATTCAAAGGTAAAGAACAAACGATCTATGATTTAGTCGGTGTTTCTGTACTGGACTATTTTGAGTTATATCAATGGTACGCACCTGGTGGTAGAAATATTGAGAACTATCGTCTTGATACAGTCGCAAGCGTTGAACTTGATGAGAGAAAATTATCATATGATGAGTATGATAGTCTGCATCAACTTTACAAATTAGACTATCAAAAATTTATCGACTACAATATCAAAGATGTAAGATTGGTTCTTAGACTTGAAGATAAGTTGAAGTTAATTGAACTTGCACTCACTCTTGCATATGATACAAAAACAAATTATGATGATGTGTTTGCACAGACAAGGATGTGGGATGCATTGATTTATAACTATTTGCTTGATAAGAAGATTGTCGTGCCACCACGCCGCGTTTCAAAGAAGAGTGAAGCATTTGAGGGTGCATATGTTAAAGATCCGCAAATCGGACTACACAATTGGGTTGCATCATTCGACTTGAATAGTCTGTATCCACACTTGATTATGCAGTATAATATTTCACCAGAAACACTTGTGGAAACTTCAGAATATACCAATAACATGCGTGACCTTGCAATTAACGCATCCGTTGAAAGCCTGCTTAACCGCAAACTGGACACTAGTGTGTTGAAAAATGTGACCATCACACCAAACGGTCAATTCTTTTGTACCGATAAACAGGGTTTTCTTCCTGCAATGATGATCGAAATGTATGATGATCGTAAAAAGTTCAAGAAAGAAATGTTGAAATCACAACAAGAATATGAGAATGAAAAAGATCCAGCAAAGCGAAAAGAAATTGAAAAATTAATTGCACGATACAATAATCTACAACTTGCAAAGAAAGTCTCATTAAACTCTGCTTATGGTGCAATAGGTTCTCAGTATTTCAGATTTTATGATTTGCGCCAAGCACTTGCTGTTACACAAGCGGGTCAATTGTCTATTCGTTGGATTGAAAACAAACTCAATGAATATCTGAATAAAGTATTGAAAACTGAAAAAGATTATGTTATTGCTTCAGATACAGATTCGATTTATCTTAATCTTGGTCCATTGGTTAATTCTGTGTATCAACAGAAGCCAGATACTACGAAAATTATTTCCTTCATGGACAAAATCTGTGAAGAGAAGATTCAACCTTATATTGACGAGAGTTATCAGAAGCTTGCTGAATATGTCCATGCGTTCGACCAAAAGATGCAAATGAAACGCGAAGGTCTTTCTGACAAAGGTATTTGGACTGCAAAGAAACGTTACATTTTAAACGTATATAACAATGAGGGTGTGCA